GTTTAGCGTATTACATTGCGGTTAAACGGGCCCCGCAGCGCGTACAACTGTTAAAAGCCATGTATGAAGAAGAGTTTGAACGCGCCATGACCGAGGATCGTGACAGGGCTTCGTTTAACGTAGTGCCGCAGTATCAATATTTTAGGACGGGCTAATGGGAAGCTTTGCCAGCGGGAAAAACGCGTATGCAATATCGGATCGTTCTGGTTTTCGGTATCGCTATAAGGATATGCGAAAAGAATGGAACGGTCTTCTTGTAGGAAAAGATGAGTTCGAGGCTAAACAGCCTCAACTAGGGCCGTTTAGGACTGTTTCTGATCCGCAAGCTCTCCAAGACGCCAGACCTCAAACACCCGATAGAACAAGTGCCTTTCAGGTCATAACTACCAACGGGATAATTTATCTTGGAAACGGTAACTGGTCTACCAGCGGAACCGCTGAAATGCCGACGAGCATTCCGGCTTCTCCGTCAATGTTTGGGCAAGTTGGTTCGGTAACAGTTTTAACGGCTGGAACCGCCCCAAGATTTGACAGCACATCTATTACACTAGATTCAACAACAGATACTTTTGATGAAGGATAAAACATGTCTTTACAAAGCGTAGGAATAGGAAGCAGTGCAAATGATGGCAATGGGGACACTCTTCGTTCTGGTGCCACCAAAATAAATGCGAACTTCACTGAAATATACGCGGCTATTGGCAATGGCACTACCCTTACAGATATAATAGACGGTAACGGTCTTATTGACGTTAGCTCTGGAGCCAATAAGATAGTTTTCTATTACGCTAATTTAAGCGACTTACCCAGTGCGGGTACATATCACGGCGCTGTGGCGCATGTTCACGCGACAGGCGGATTATATTTCGCGCACGGTGGCGCATGGATTAGGTTAAACGATGAAACAACTGGTCCTGTTACTCAGTATACTGCGGGTGTAAACGGATCGACTGCTTATACATTTACTGGCCCCGGAGCCACATCTGGAAACAACCCAAACTTTACTTTCTACAAAGGTCACACGTATCTTATAAATAATACGGCTAACGTAAGCAGTCATCCTTTGCAGATAAGAGTATCTTCAGGTGGCTCTGCTTTTACAGCGGGGGTCACTGACAACTATAACTCAACGTCAGGGTTAACACAGTTTATTGTTCCCCATGAACCCTCTGACAGTTCTTTAGTCTATCAATGCACCAACCACAGCGGTATGGTCGGAAACATAACAATAGTGTGACACCATAGGTGAACAAATGAGCTATACATACACAACGCTAAAAACCGCGATAAAAGATTATACAGAGAATGACGAACCTACGTTTGTCAGGAACCTGCCCGTATTTATTAAAAATTCTGAAGAACGAATTTTAAAAAACGTACAACTTAGTCTTTTTAGAAAAAATGCAACAGGAGTTATGTCCGATACAAGCAAGTATTTAGCCGTTCCATCTGATTTTCTAGCGCCGTTTTCCTTGTCATACACTTCAAGTAACGAAGAAATATTTGTTGACTTTAAAGACCCTGACTTTGTTCAATCATTTAACCCTAACCCTGCAACAAAAGGGTTGCCTAGATTTTACGCGCAATTTGATGTAGAAAATTTTATTTTGGGGCCTAGTCCTAGCGGCGACTTTCCAGCGGAATTACATTATTTTTACCGTCCAGCTAGTATAACATCTAGCATTTTTGTTGTAACTCTCTCCAACGTCAACGGAACGTTCACAACTTCGGATACCGTTACAGGTTCAACCAGCTTGCAGTCTTCAAAAGTCAGTTCTATTACAAACGCTAGTACATTAAGTGTAGTAATACCCGCAGGAGATTTTGTTGTGGGGGAAACGTTAACAGGAAGCTCTAGTGGGGCTACTGGTACACTGGCAACAATAGGTTTAGACGCCACTGAGACTTGGCTTAGTGAAAATGCTGAAGTTGCGTTGTTGTACGGTAGTTTGATGGAAGCGTATATATTTATGAAGGGTGAACCCGACTTGCAGCAAATATATGAAAAACGTTTTGGGGAAGCTGTAATGGGCTTAAAATCTTTGGGCGAGTCAAAAGAAGTTACAGATGAATACCGTACTGGGATGATTGTAAGAGGGAAACAGTGATGAACATGCCATTTGAAATGTCTGTTGGTAGTGTTGGGGTTAAGACTACTAATAATCGAGGTTTTACCCCTGAAGAAGTCGCGGAATTGTGCGTTGACAGGTTGATGATTGTATCAAATGACGCTCCACCAGCAATAAGAGATCAGGCTATAGCCCACAAAGAACGGATGAGGGCTGTAATCGCAGTCTACATGAAACAGGCTATTCAAAGTGATAGAACTACTGTATATAATGCAATCAGTGATGCTGGTCATAAAAAACTAGCCGAATATATAAGGAAAATGTAAATGGCTTTTAACGGCAACTTTATGTGTACCTCTTTCAAAGTAGAAGTTTTGAAGGGTGTCCACAATTTTACCGCAGCGTCTAACGTGTTTAAGCTGGCAATGTACACCAACAGCGCAACCTTTACGGCTGCGACTACTGCGTACACTTCTGGTAATGAGGTTAGTGGTACAAACTACACCGCTAAAGGAAATGCTGTAACTACGGTTACTCCTGTTGCTTCTGGCACAACGGCTCTTGTAGATATGAACAATGTTGTGTTTTCTAATGTAACACTTACAGGAGTCCGTGGCGCGTTGATCTTTAACGAGGCGGCTTCGGGCGATCCAACTGTATGTGTTCTTGACTTTGGTGCTGACAAGGCTGCAAGTGCAGGTGATTTTACAGTAGTTATGCCAACCGCAGACGCGAGTAACGCTATTATCCGCATTGCCTAAGTAAAGGAATAGCGTATGCCTGCGGCGTGGGGTGAAGGAGGTTGGAACACCGGAGTCTGGGGCACCCTAAACGCGACTGTTGTTGTAGACGGGGGCGGCTGGAGTTCTGGTGCTTGGGGCGCTAACGGATGGAATGTAGGAGAAACCGTAGCGAGAGCCACGGGTTCAGTAGGCTCTACATCTATATCTATAGCTGTGCAGCAAGCGGTTACAGGTGTTGTAGGTACTGGTAGCGTAGGGTCTGTAACCATTGCAGGCACAGCTAATACATCTGTTACAGGGCTTTCGGGTACAGCTAGTTCTGGCGCAACAGTTACTTCTGGTAACGCGGATATAACAGCAACAGGGCTTGCGGCTACAGGCAGTTCTGGCGCTACTACGATTATAGGTTTTGGAACTGTTCCTGTAACAGGCGTTGTTGGTACATCCGCACTTAACACTGTTGTTACAGAGTCAGATGGAAACCTTGCGGTACTGGGTCTTAACTCTATTGGAACTGTTGGTCCTATTACAGTGTCAGGTATTGGTAATACCTCTGTAACAGGACTATTAGGTACAAGCGCATTAGGTTCGCCTAATGTTGTTATTGTCACTAGCGTACCTGCGGTAGGTTTACCTGCTACAGGGGCTATCGGCAGCATATCTCTAATTACTAATTCTAATATATCTGTAGTAGGTGTAACAGGCACTGGCTCTATTGGGAGTGTAACAGTAGAGGCAGACGCTAACACTACTGCATCTAGTATATTAGGTACTGGCTCTTCTGGAAATGTATCTACTACTAGCGGCGTTACTCAACCTGTAACTGGAGTAGTAGGTACTGGGGCTGTTAGTGGTGTTACTGTTAACTTAACCGCTAATATACCTGCAACAGGAACAGTTGGAACAGGTGCAGTAGGCACTGTTAGTATAAACCAAGAATTTGCTGTAGGGGGCTTGTCAGCTACTGGCGCTGTTGGCTCTGTTACTATTGAAGGTAAAGCTAATCATACTGTTACTGGAGTAGCAGGCACAGGCGCGATAGGCACTACTACATACATATTTAGTTATCCGGTCACAGGCGTATCTGGAACAGGTGCAGTAGGTACTGTTAGTGTAAATCAAGCCTTTGCTGTTACGGGTCTATCGGCTACAGGGGCAATAGGTAATACATTTGTGTGGGAAAAGATTAACCCTGCAAATAATGCAAACTGGATTCCTATTTTTGCTTAGAGTATGCCACATTGAAAAAACATTGCGTCTTAACGGTAAGCACGGTATAAATCCGATAACCCACCTAGTTTAGGAAACTCACATGGCTAGTACATATGGAAACGATCTTCGGTTAGAAGAGATTGGTGATGGCGAACAGTCGGGTACGTGGGGTAACACTACCAACACAAACCTTGAACTAATTGCAGAGGCTCTTAGTTTTGGCACCGAAGCCATTACCACCAACGCCGATACGCATACTACAACAATTGCAGATGGAGCCACCGATCCCGGACGCTCTCTGTATTTAAAGTATACAGGAACGCTAGACAGCACCTGCACAATTACAATCGCGCCCAACTCTATTAGCAAGACATGGTATATTGAGAACGGCACAGGCGGCTCTCAAAGCATTATTATTTCTCAAGGCTCTGGGGCTAACGTAACAATCCCAACGGGACAAACCAAGATCGTGTACTCAGACGGTGCAGGCTCTGGCGCAGCTATGGCTGAGATTGGCACGTTGGGTGTTACTAATCTGAATGTGTCTGGTGATATTACGGTAGGGGATGACCTTACTGTAACA